CGTCGGTTTTCAGCCTGTCTAGAAATCGTCTCACTTTTGAATCTGACCAGCCCCAAGCCTTCGCGAGGAAGCGTTGCGAGTGACAGACCTGCCCGCGCTGCAATTCGATGACGTGACCGGCAATACGCTTCTTGAACGGCCTATAGGCCGCTTCGCTGATGAGCCAAATCCATGCCTCGCGCTGCGTAAAGGGTTCATCGTCAAATGACGTGTGCTCCCAGATACCGCGATGGACAAAGAATGCGCCACGTTCGGTCATCGCACACCCCTCACCCGGACATGCTCAAATATACGCCTGAGCGCATAAGAGCGGATTATCGAGATTACCGTATAAATCCCGCCGATTGCCGCAGCGTCGCCCAGTCGCGCCGGGTAGCCAAACCACGGGAATACAATCAATTGCGTTACAATTGCCAGCCAATAGCCGACAAGGATATTGGTTCCTGATTCGATCAGGGACATGATCCGGGATTGTTTCATGCCGCCACCTTGATTTTGCCGTAGGCACGAACAATGCACCCGCCGCCATCAACAGGCCCCCAGGACCATGAACCAGCATCGGCAAGCTTATCATCTTCGATCAAACCAACACTTTGCAAGAGGTCTAGCACGACTTTACCCCGATTGTCACCGTCACGCGCCACCTTGCGGCGTTTTTCATCAAGAATGATGTGATAGGTGAAATTACCAGCAATCGGATTGCCAGCGCTACTCCGTTGTTCCAAGTAGCGCGCCATGGCTTCATCTTTCCACGCCTTGTATTGTTTGCTGATATAGGTTCGGCCTTTACCGCTTCGCCAGATACGATTGACGGACGGCGGGAGCGGCAAGTGCAACATCACCATGTCAACCTCAGCCATTGATAGCACAATTCATGATGGATATTTCAGCCCTGATTTGATTGACGGCATCAGCAAGAGCGCCATCCGTTTCAAGCAATCCAGCAATCTTGCGTGTTGCGTGCAACGCTGTTGTGTGATCGCGCCCGCCTATAAACATGCCGATTTGCGGAAGTGACCGCGTTGTTAATTCGCGAGCGAGATAAAAGAACACTTGACGCGGCCTAACTATGTTAGCCGTTCGACGGGACGACCTAATACTGACATGTGACACGCCATAAAATTCGCATACAGCGCGCAATATCAGCATCAGGCTGGGAATCTTTGACTCATACTGATTGGTGAACTCTTTGATGGCCTCAAGAGTCTCAGCGCGCCTACGCTGTCGATCAAGATAGATGCTAACCGGATCAGTGAGATCACAAAACGGGACCGGCAACAGAACGCGCGAAGGCTGTGGCACAGACGTAGCCTTACCCCTCGCAATTCTGGCAAGCCGCTCACGGTGTTGAACGTGCAATGAACGTTGCGACGGGGTTAAATGATGTTGAGGATCATACAACATGGTGCTCACCAAAGTTTGAGTTGTTCGCCGTAAAGATGCACCATTTGCTCATGTGCATCACGCTTCTTGCGCTGATCTTCCGTCATGCGCTGAACCTTGACGATTTCAGCAATAGCCTTTTCGTCGTAGCCAAGCGATTTGATTTCGGTCTTGAGGTCTTTCAGGGCATCGTTAGCAACGTCGATTTCATCCTTGACGCGATCATATCGCTGCACAAGGCTTTGAAGGTGCTGATCTGTGTTGTGTCCCATTTCCACTACGTCACCCATTTTCAATTCTCCATTTTGTCGAGTGCTGAATAACCTTTCGGCGGGTCGCCCATGAGCGCCGCCGTCAGGTCACGATAAGACGCGGCACGCCTTGCATCACGCGCCTGCAAGACTTCTGTGGGCGGTGGTTTGTGGGGATACTCGCCGCGCGCCCAACCGTTGAACGGTTGCCCGTGAGCCTTGTGACCAAACTTGGCAACACGCGATTTAACCCCCTTCACGCCTCTACCGAGCACCTCCGCAATCTCTGCATAGGTTTTCCCGGCCTCATACATCGTCTCGATGGTGAGCAGGTCTTGCAGCGTATAAGCCTTACCTGAATTTTTGCTCATGATTTTACCCTGTCTACATATTGACGCTGAATAAGTGCCGGGTCTTTCTGCGAACCGCGTACCCGGCGAAACGGTGGGAGACGCCCCATGAGGGAGGGCATCGCAGCTTCAAAACAAATCAATCATGTGCCACCCTATCGAATAAGTCACATGATGCAGCAACGATCAATAGCATTAGCGGTAACATGCCACCGGCAAAGACAAATGCCACAACAGTCATCCCAATAAGCCCAATGACTTGAATAGCGGTTTCTGTCATGATTTTTCCTCGGTTTTGATGGAAGAAAATCTGCAAGCCGGTATCCCGGTAATGTTTTGCAGCCGGACGGCCAAACCTAGAGACGGCGTCCGTTGCCCGGTTTCAATCCGGCAAAGCGTTGCTTTGTTCACGCCCACTTGCTCAGCAAGGGCCGACAGGGACATTTTGTTAGATTCTCGAAAGGCTTTCAATTCGTGCATGGGGCCATGTTGTCGCATGGGTAATGGTTTGTCAAGCCGTTTAATGGACGCGCCAGAAAAAAGCCCCAACGCCGCGCAAACGGCATCAGGGCCAAATAGGAAAGTTGAATATGAACATAGACACCATACGCAAGCCAATTGTTTCGGGGCGGGACTTTTTCAGGACAACTTTTATTTTTATTCGTCCCGTTTTTCAGTTGACGGCCCGTTGTTTTTGTGGCAACGTCCGGTTACAAGATGACTGTGGGAGACGGACATGGCCTACGACACACTGACCTACGAATTTGACGAGCTTCCGCTTATTGCAGGCAAGTCCGGCAATTTCGGAATGCTGTTCGGAACCGCCGAAATCTCTTTTGATGACCATGGCGAATGGTCGGTAAAATCCATCACCCTGACCGGCGACAAGCTTCTTGTCTATTCATGGGATGAGATTGATCTCGCCCGGCAGGAAGGCCGCAAACTTCCACGCTTCGAGACGGTCAGCTATTGCCTCGATGAAGGTAGCCCCGGCTACTTCTCGATTATCAATTCACTTGAAACCGACCGCTTCGAGGAAATCAGCGAACTGGTGTCCAAAGAGCTTCGAGTTGAGCTCGACGATTCATTCAGCCCAAGCCGCGAGTGGGGAACGCTCAATAAGCGCCAGCAGGGGATTTAAGCATGCAAAACATTGTGAGAACTAAAACTAAAGCCACAGGTGGAATAACCGAACGCGAGCACGAGTTAATGGTTGCTCATTCCGACTTGTGGATCAAGCGAGCTATGCGTACAGACCCGATTGAGCCGGACAAAATCATTCCAGCAATTGAAGGTTTATATAAGGCGGCGGGATTGAAAAGGCCGCATGTCGTGATCGTCCCGTCGCCTCTTGTAATGGCCTTTGCTTACGGCGCTGCGGCGGCGGTCTGGCACCGTCAAAAGACCTGCGCTGCAACCCGCGATGCAACCGACGCTGCAACCGACGATGCAACCTACGATGCAACCATCGCTGCAACCAGCGCTGCAACCATCGCTGCAACCAGCGCTGCAACCCGCGATGCAACCAGCGCTGCAACCAGCGCTGCAACCCGCGCTGCAACCTACGCTGCAACCGACGCTGCAACCGACGCTGCAACCCGCGCTGCAACCCGCGCTGCAACCGACGCTGCAACCGACGCTGCAACCCGCGCTGCAACCAGCGATGCAACCTACGATGCAACCCGCGCTGCAACCAGCGCTGCAACCCGCGATGCAACCTACGATGCAACCCGCGATGCAACCTACGATGCAACCCGCGATGCAACCTACGCTGCAACCGACGATGCAACCTACGCTGCATCGTCGGCGTGTTTTGACATGGCTGGCGATCTAGGAATCAGGAGCGCCAAGAAGTGGCCGTCCGCCTATCAAGGCGGTAACATGTGGGCCGGATATGACTGCTATCTAACTGCTTTTCGCGATATACTTGGCCTTGAACTAGAGAGCCATGCCGCCTATCATTATTGGGAGCAGGCCGCAATTCACGGCGGGTTCCGTGTCATGCACGACGAATTTTGCATGGTCTGCGACTTTCCAGAAGTCTTGCTCAAGGACGAAAATAACCAGCCGCACTGTGAGGTCGGGCCGTCGCATCGCTGGCGCGATGGATGGTCGCTCTACCACTGGCACGGCGTACGCGTTCCGGATCATTGGATTGAGAACCGCGCTAATCTTGATCCGGTTGAAGTGCTCAAAGCTGATAACGTCGAACAGCGCGCGGCTGGAATGGCGATTGTGGGGTGGCCCAAAGCGGCAAAGGTGCTCAACCGCAAGATTATTGACGGTGATCCAGAAACAGATATGGGCGCTCTGGTTGAATTGACCATGCCGGGACTACCGGAACCGGGCCGGTTCCTTATGGCACGGTGTCCGCGAAATGGTACAATCTGCGAGGGCGTCCCCCACATCAGCGATATTGATAATTTGCCGATTGATACAGTTATTGCCGCGCAGGCTTGGCGCGTCGGTGATCCACAATCTGAATACGAACACCCATCAATTCGAACTTAAAACCTGAAAGGAAAATCCCATGAAAAAAGTAATCGGTCAACAAGGCGAAGTCCGCATCGTCAAGATCGACGCGATGCCGAACGGCATTGAAACGAAAGCACCCGAACGCACCGCGAAGGGCTTCATCATCAGCCATTCTGAGAGTGGTCATCACCACCTTCTGACTGGCGGCGACGTGATGGAACGCACCGACAACGTTCCTGCCGGAATGCAGCGGTTTTACGCAATTCTGAAAGAGCCTCAACAGTTCATTCAGGATGCGGCAAATCCTCACGGTGGGTATAATCTTGACCCCGGAATTTATCGTTTCGACGTGTCGCGTGAATATGATCCGTTCATGGATCAGGCCCGGCGCGTGGCGGATTGAGTCATGACCACACAACAACAAGCCGATGCGCTGCTTGCAATCTGGCAGGCGGCGCGACACGCAAGCCCCGAACAACGAATGAAGCTGATTGAGGTATATCATGACGCGGGCCGACAAGATAAGGAAACTAGCCTCCAAGGCCGACATGAAACGAGCGGAACGCGACCGCGCCCCGTACAGATCAAACAGACGGACAATCCTTGACAAGGAACTGCAACGCCTTGTAACTGAACAGGTAAGAATTGAAACATTGTATGCAAGGAGGAAATCAGCATGAGCACAATAAACCGCGACTCTGAGAGGGACGTGATGGCCATTGATCAAGCCTTGCCTGAGCAACCATCAGCGGCGGACGTTGTGACGCCAATGGCACTTATTGACCGCGCCATGTCGAGCGGCGCAACGCCAGAGGTATTGGAAAAGCTCCTATCACTTCAAGAGCGGTGGGAAGCGGGGCAATCTCGCAAAGCATTTGACGATGCAATGGCATCTGCCAAGGCTGAGCTTCCGACAATCAGGAAAAATAGAGAGGTCGATTTTACGTCCACAAAGGGCCGGACGAATTACAGGCATGAGGATTTGGCAGAGGTTGCGCGAACCATAACCCCGATCCTCGGCAAATACGGTCTTTCATATAGATACCGGACGACCTCTGCGCCGAATGAACCGATCACCGTCACATGTGTCGTATCTCACCGCCTTGGTCATTTTGAGGAAACGACACTTTCGGCCGGCCGCGATGAAAGCGGAAACAAAAATAGCATTCAGCAAATCGGATCGACCCTCACATATTTGCAGCGGATGACGCTTAAAGCCGCGCTCGGCCTCGCCGCGTCTGACGACGATGACGGAGCGAAGGCCGATGCTGCCGCAGAAACTGTTAGCGATGAACAACTTCAATCTTTGATTGAGCTTGCAGAGGAAGTTGGGGCCGACCGTAGCAAGTTCTGCAAGTACATGCAGGTTGCATCGCTCTCCGAGATCCCAGCGAAGGAATACAAGCGGGCCGTTGCTGCGCTGAACGCCAAGAGGGAAAAATGAACATCATCCAAGGCACCCCGGAATGGTTTGCTATCCGCGTCGGGAAGGTGACTGCATCGCGCGTTGCAGACGTTGGTGCAAAAACGAAAACAGGCTGGGGTGCGTCGCGCGCCAACTATATGGCCGAATTGATCGCAGAACGATTGACCGGCGAAGTGGTGCCGTCATTCATGAGCACTGCGATGCAGTGGGGCACTGAAATGGAGCCGCTAGCGCGGGATGCATATGAATTCCGCACAGATGCCACCGTCGAAACTGTGGGCTTCGTCGCACATCCATCCATTCTGATGAGCGGCGCGAGTCCTGACGGGCTGGTCGGATTTGACGGGCTTATCGAGATCAAGTGTCCAAACACGGCAACGCATATTGATACGTTGATGGGCGATTCAATCGCGTCAAAGTACGAAACGCAAATGCAGTGGCAGATGGCTTGCACTGGTCGCAAGTGGTGCGATTTTGTCTCGTTCGATCCGCGCATGCCGGAATCCATGCGCTTGTTTATTCGGCGCGTGAACCGTGATGACAAACGAATTTCCGAACTGGAATTGCTCGTTTGCGATTTTTTGGAGGAAATAAAAGCCAAGGTGCAGCAACTGCGCTGCCAATACGAAATGAGCGAGGCCGCACAATGACAACCCGTTATGACGCCGTGATTGTCCGTACCGACAAGGACGGAAAGAAGCGATATACGAAAATTGGAGCCATGTTCCCGTCGCGCAATGGCGATGGCTTTAATTGCGTGCTGGACGCGCTACCCATGCCGAACGCGGAAGGGCAGGCATGGATTAGTTTCTTTGTCCCGAAAGACAAGGAAGATGCGAGGTCGATCAGTGAACGCGCCACACCGCGTGGTCCTGTAAGCGGATCACTGCCACATAGCGACATTGACGACTCAATTCCGTTTGCGCCGGAGTGGCGGTAATGGGCGAAGTCTGAGGTTGTCTGATTCATGGGCCGCGCGCTTGTCACACTACGCAACAAGGCTGATCGGGAGCGCGCCTCTAGGTGGGTCGAGAAAGCGCCATTTGGGACTCGCGTTGAGTTCAAGGCCAGTAAGCGCAGTCTACCTCAGAATGATCGCATGTGGGCCATGCTGACGGACGTTGCAATGCAATTGAAGTGGCACGGGATCAGCTTGACGCCAGATGACTGGAAGCTGGTTTTCCTTGACGCGCTAGAACGAGAAGCAAGATTTGTACCGAATATCGACGGAACGGGATTTGTCAACTTGGGCCGATCTTCGTCAGACTTATCGAAAGAGGAAATGTCAGAATTGATCGAACTGATTTTTGCGTTTGGCGCTCAACATGGTGTGAAATTTAACGAGCCTGAAAATGCCTAGAGAAGTCTCAGAATGGGAGGGAAAGACCGATGACACAGCCTTGCCACCAAGAGTTAAAATTCGTATCTTTGATCGTTGTCGCGGCAATTGTTCTTGTTGTGGGCGAGCAATACGCGGATCACTTAGGCCGGAATACGACCACGCCATTGCCATTATCAACGGCGGGCGAAACGTGGAATCCAACATTCAATTGCTATGCCACGAATGCCACCGGGGAAAGACTGCATCTGACGTGCGTGAAAAGTCTCGCGTTCAAAAGCGCAAGCAATGGCGCGCGGGAATAAAGAAGAAGCGGACGATTACACGCTGGCGCAAATTTGATGGAACAGTCGTCGAAAAATCTAGGGATAGATGAAACATTTTGACGGCTTGTTGTTTATGTGGTAACGTTCGATTACAAGATGATTTTGGGAAAGAAGGATATCGGAGGCTATCAGTTATGACTAAATCCGAAGCCCTTGAAGCCTCAATCCTGCAATGGCAGGAGAACGTGAAGGCGGATACATGGGGTGAAGTGCGCATGTGGTTGGACGACTGTGCTCTGTGCGACCTTTATTGCTCTAATTGCGCCGCTAAGTGTAAAGGTTGCCCGGTTATGGATAGGACCGGCGAAAGTGACTGTAGCAAGACACCATACCGCGCGGCGGGCAGGGCTTTGCGCGCTTGGAAATATACCGACCCCGACGACAAAACCGTCTGGCTCGCCGCTCGCGATGAGTTCCGCCGCTGCGCACAAGCCGAACTCGATTTTTTGATTTCATTGAGGGAGACGGAGTGATGACTGATAAATTGTTGAAAATAACAAAGGCCGATCTTGACGAAGACGGATTTTACACAAAATCAAACTCACTTGAGTTTGACGGATCAATCGAAATCGACGGCGGCCTCGGACAGGTGAAATTTCGTACGTCGTTGATCGCTAAAGCCTATATCATTGCCAAAGCAGGCACCGGCATCGAAGCAGGCTGGGGCATCGAAGCAGGCCGGGGCATCGAAGCAGGCCGTGGCATCAAAGCAGGCTGGGGCATCAAAGCAGGCGATGGCATCAAAGCAGGCGATGGCATCGAAGCAGGCCGGGGCATCGAAGCAGGGCTATCGGTACGCACCAAATGGATTGACGCGCGGCTGCGCATTTTCGCGGGGCTTTGTGGATGGAGAATACCCGCGCCGGAGGAAATGCAGATCGAGGCCGAGATCAGGTCTGGCACGATTGCATTTGGCACGCTTGTTGCTCCAACAAAAGAGGAAAGTGAGTGATGACTGACGATGAAAGACTCTTGCGAGAGATGGCTATACTTAACTCTTTTCAGAACAAGCGCCCTACGCACACAGAATTGCGTGCTGCCCTTGAACGCATGGTGAAGGCATTCCAGCCTTTCCGGTCAAAGCCGATTGGTGCGCCGCATAGTCCGGCGCGGCTCGAACAGGAAGAACAAATCGCCGCGCACGATCAGGCGCGTGCCGTTTTGAGGGAGACGGAGTGATGACAGACACCAAGTGTACCGCTCCTAAATGTGACTGTGACTGGCCTGTTTGCAGGAAGGAACGCAGCATTGTTGCCGTTAATGAGCGCGACGAATTGACGGCAGAAAAACAAATGAGCAAGCCTCGCAAGAAGCCGCACGAACAAACGATGTGGGTCATCAAGAATGTGAGTAATCCTAAATGCATCTATTTTTGGAGCGGCATCATGGAATACAGGCGGAGCGATTGTGTCGATGCCTTTATGATTTACGCAAGGCAGACATGGGACGAATACCGCAAGGAAGGCTACCGCTGCGTGAAGGTCAAAGTCACGGAGATCGTGAAATGAGCACAGTAGATAAGCCATTTGCAGATAACGTCATCAAGCATGGCGGCTGGTACAATGGAGACAGCGATAATTCGTTTGGCGATAATCCGCGATGCGTTGAGATCACGGAATACGATAGCGTCTATGGCGGCGTTGGCTATGGCATGACATTTGAAGGCCAACGCAACTGCTACGTTGAAAGCGAGTTTGTGCGAAACCCACGTTGTTATTGGAGGCTGAAATTGAGCGCCGTGGAAAAGCGGCGATTGAAGCGAGCAATGGAGGCTAATAATGAAGATTGAAGATTTACAACGCGGAAACACCAATCTAAGCCGCGATAGTCGCAAAATCAAAATCATCAGTTTTGGAAATGAAAACAGCTATTGGGTCGGGCATGGCTCAGACGTAACCGCCATTATCGCTTATGATGAGAACGGCGACATGGCTCATGTCCCTTGGGTTGCCGTTTTCAAAGGCGAGTTTTTATATTCGCGGATTCCAGCAAGGCAATTGACTGAAATCATCTACGAGGACAATCATGACTGACTTTGACGCTATCGAATGCTCGCGCTGCGCGGGGTCAGGCGAAATCGCTATCGATGCCAGATCCTGCCGCTATGTCGCTCCCGGTCCTGTGCCAGATGATGCTAAAGGCGTTGTGAGTTCAACGTGCTTTGTATGCCTCGGAACCGGATATGTGGAGGAACGAAGCAATGCCGACGAATGCAGCTAAACTTATCCTCAAACGCATCAGGAGCGTGAAATGACAGCCAAGATACATCATGAAATGACTGCCGCCGCACTCGCAGCTGCTCAAAAAGAGTGGATTCGGAGCGAAGCCGGGGGCATCTTCAGGCCAAACTGGAAGAGCGTCTATGAAAACACGACGCACTTACCTGACCGCGACAACGATTTGTTGTTGATTACCCGTGAGACAGCGCGGCTTGCTGCGAGCGCAATCGCGGAAACGCAAACGCAAGACTCCTACGACAATTTCCAAGTGGCGCTGCAAGAAATTCGTGGGGTGTTGAAATGACAGAGTGCCCCTTCTGCCGCCGCGATCCGTTTCACTACGTCGATAACGGGGTCGGAATGGAAGCCGTCGCAGTCACATGCTGCGATCTCGGAGATTTGCTTTTCCGTGGCAAGAGAGATGTTCCAGATGAGGTCACAATATCATGGGATGAATTTGTCGAGATCGCTAATCGGCTCCGCGCCCACGACCCCGCTAGCTTCGAGGCAGGCGAACGCTCGATGCGTGATGCAGCGGTGAAGATAGCCGCTCAATATGTAGCATATAACCCAAACACAAAATTCGCTGTGATTAAAACACATATAGCGCAACGTATACTAGATAAACTCAGAAAACTACCAATAAAAATCAAGGTCACGGAGATTGTGGAATGAGCAAACCCGAAACCCTCAACGAGGATATAACTGCTTATGAAAATCCAACAAAATCAAAAGAAATCGGTTAAAATCACTTGCTTTTTGACCCAAAA